ATATACTATATATAAATAAAATAAAATAAAAATATAATACTATAAATAATTATAATAATAAATACAAAGCGCGCGCACACGCGTAGCAAAGGTCATGCCATTGTTTATAGGGGTAAATAAAAAATTCATTGGAACATTGAATAATGAGAGGTAGGTAGAATATGAGCAGACTAGTTGATATAGGTGATTTTAAAAGTACAATATGTAGAACCAAATTTAGAACCAAGTTTAAAAAACATATTCCAAATAAAAAATCCCCTTCTTCTGAGGCTCCTCTACCCCCTATCTCTGTGCCTCAAACAATTCAAGAGTACCTTGATGTATGGCGAGTGATGGGGCTAAGGGTTCCTGCTACCAATACAAAAACCTTCCACCTTTCCATCCAAATGTTGAAGAAGGCTAGAATGGGGAAATTGTTTAATGAGAAAATCGGGTATGAAAAGTATGCAGACACACCGGTGACGTTGGATGATTGGAGGATTGCAGTAACAAATCTCTACCAAGCTACCTATAACCCCGATGTTTACCCCATCAATAAGAAATTTCTGAAGAAACTCTCCATTGCAGACTTTCTATTTGCCCCCTACATCTTCAACAGTAACAAAAGTCTCTTTTTACAGTACCTTTCCGAACCCCCCAAGCCTGTCAGAAAAACTCTCTACACTCCACCAGCACCCTTACAAACTGCCACTGATGACAACTCCATTATCACCTCCCTCCTGTCAGAAAAATTTGCCATTGAAATCTCCAAAGACGTTAACCACAAATTTAACACCCACGAAATGAACTGTTTCATAAAATCCGCCTCCATGATTGTTGAAATATTAAATCGTCTCGAATCGAAAATAAAGATGTATAATTATATTGCACGACTTCCCTATCAGAAAGTCAACATACTGTGGGAGTCGGTGATGAGAACAGCTAAGGAGCAGGATGTAGTGACAGCTGGATGGTTTTGTAATGAGCTGGCCTTCGATAGAAGGGTGACAGGGTATTTAAGAGATATGGGGTGGTTGAAATAAGAAGAGGAAGAAAATGCTTAGTTGTGAATGTGGAGAATGGGATGGTGAGCCAGGTACTTGGGCCTATGATCCTCCTAATGATTTTTCCAAACTAGAGACGAAAAGAGCGCGAAGGTGTTCTAGTTGTAATGAGTTAATAAAAGTAGGGGCAGATTGTTTAAAATTTTCCAGAGTCCGATCCGCATATACTGAAATTGAAGAAAGGATATGTGGAGAAGAAATAAATATGGCCCCTTTATTTATGTGTGAAAGATGTGGAGAAATATACCTCAACCTTGAAGATGCTGGTTATTGTTTATTTCCAGATGAAGAAATGACAGAGGCACTTGAAGAGTATTGGGAACTAACTGGATTTACACCTATAAAGATGTTTGAATGATTTATCTTTTTATCTACGGGGTAGTTTAAAAGTTCGATTTCTAATCGCGTACAGAAAAAGATAATGCCAGAACACCTGTCACTGTTTGGAAGTCATGCCCAAATAAACAGGAGATCCAGACCTAGCATTCTGGCCCCGTAGATAAAAAGATAAAAGAAAGGAGATTGATTATGTCAAGAGGAGCAAATGGTGGGTGGGATTTTATAAAGGTAGGAGGGGTGTATCAGTATAAGGAGAGCCCTTTCATAGGAATGGTTGAAATATTGGAGGATAATTCGGATGATGAATATTATTCATTTAAGGTTCAAGCGGTGGAGGGGAATATGGCAATACCCGAACCCTTCACTGTCTCCCTTCTGAAGTCGAATAATGCCATATGGCATGAAATGTGTCAATTTTATGAGGTGCCGGAGTATATACCCCTTCCATTAGGAACCCCTTGGGAATGGAAGAGAGAAAAATGACAAGTCTTTTAAGACGTAGAAAAGTGGATACATTGATTGAGAAGAGAGTGGTTACAGGACTCATCTGCTCTACTGAATACATCAGAAAAATATCACCAAATATAAAACTTGATTTCTTCCAGTCCACATTCACGAAGAAGGTGGCCAAGTGGGCACTTGATTACTACAAGCTATATGAGGAGGCGTGTAAGGAGCATATAGCAGATATATGGATGAAAGAGAGGATGAAAATTAAGGAAGAGGAGGAAGGGCTGATAGAAAAATTACTGCTGGAAATATCAGAGCAGTATGATAGGGATGGTGAAATAAATGTGGACTATCTGGTAGACAGGACACTGGAGTATTTTACAGTGAGAGAGTTGGAGCTGATAAAGGGGAATTTAGATGCCTGCCTGTCTCAGGGTGACATAGAGGGAGCACAGGAGTCGGTGCTGAAACATAAGAAATTTATGAGAGGGGGAAGCAGTTGGGTAAATCCTTTTGAGGAAAGATACATAGAGGAGGTGTTTACGGAGAGAGGAAATAAGGAGCCTTTCTTTAAATTCCCTGGGCAGTTGGGTGAGTTTGTGGGGGAAATAGAGAGGGAGTATTTTGTGACAATAGCAGGGCCCTTCAAAAAGGGCAAAACCTGGGTGCTGCAAGAAGTGGCTGTGGTGGGGATGTTGACAGGTAGGAAGGTAGTGATATTCTCTCTGGAAATGAATAGGAGGAAGTTGAATGAAAGGTTGTTTAAAAGAATATTGGGGGCAGCAGATGAAGAGGGGGGACAGGGAACGTACCCCTGTTTCGATTGTCTGCTGAATCAGGAAGACTCCTGCGACTCCCCACATCGTACCAACTGGGAACGCCTCCTAGATGATTCCGGACAAAAGCCCGAATTCTCTGATGACCTTATATATCGTCCTTGCACCTACTGCCGTGAACACCCCAACTCACAGTACATCCCCGCGACCTGGTTTGAAACCATTGTAAGGCCACCCTTCAACTATACCAATGTTCTTAATAAGACCAAATTTCTCCCCAACAATCTTCGCGTTATGATCTATCCCCGCTTCTCCGCCAACCTATCAGACATCAATCATGACCTCGACCTGCTTTACTTCAATGAAGACTTTGCCCCTGAAATCATCATCATTGACTACCCCGACATATTGAAGTCAGAAGGCAAAAGGGGAGGAGTAGAGGATGTAGATGATACTTGGAAGTCAATAGCAAAGTTGACAGGGGAAAGGCACGCTGCGGTGTTTGTAGTGACACAGGTGACGAGGGAAGCATTAGAAAAGGTGAGTGTGAAACAGGGTAATATTGCAGGGTGGATAGGAAAGATAGCACATGTAGATGTGATGTTGTCAATAAATCAGACACAGGAAGAGAAAAAGGCAGGGGTGATGAGAATGGGGTATATAGTGCATAGACATAATGAGTTTAGTGAGGATAGGTTCTGTTGGATGTTACAGAACTTGTCATACGGACAGGTTCTATTAGATTCACAAATAGTACAAGGGTAAAAATGGAAAATAACAAAATATTGTGTGACAGACAAAATTTTATTGATTGTGTTAAAGGTGATTTACTAATAAGGGAGGGTGTGAGGATCACACATTTGGGAGATGCAGCAAACGGTGCAGTGGAAGAACTAAAAAAAGGAAAAACAATATATCTGACAAGAAAAGGAAAAATTGTTTCTAAGATGAACACAATTAAAGGAAAGTTTATAGAGGAGAGGTATTATGATTGAAATTACAAAGGTGTTTAGAATTGAAGCAGCCCACTTTTTGCCCTATCATAAGGGGAAATGCAGGAACCCACATGGACACTCATGGAAGTGTGAGGTAACAATAAGTGGGAAAGTAAGGGAGGATGGGATGATAATGGATTTTGCTGATTTGAAAACTCTGTTGGAACAGCAAATTGTCACACCCTATGACCACACAGTTCTCAATATGACTCTCATCCAAAACCCCACCGCTGAGAATATTGCCACAATGTTTGGGGAAAAAATAAATAGAGCCATGATTAATGCCCACCCTCCCTATGAGTGTTTTGTATCACGAGTGAGGGTATGGGAAACAGAAACATCATGTGCTACTTGGATAAACATAGGCCATATCATAAAAAGTAACCCCTAAGACATATATTGTAGGGAGTAAATAAAAAATGACAGAAGACAAAAGGGAGGATGATTTTAGTGTCTGGGAAAATGGACTTAATAAGTTGAATAAAAGATTATTGGAATTAAAGGAGGAAATTAAAAAGGTTCAAGAGAAATATGATAACTACCCACTATGGTACACAATGGAGGAATAATCACTATGCCAACAATACTGCAAACTAGGGTGTTGGATGAATATTTAGAAGGATTTGAGTCAATGTTAAAAGACGTGCCCCTATTAGATACCGACAAAGTCCTATCCCTCAGAGAGAAGGCAGCTTTTTTTACATTATACAAGATGTTGGAAGTAGATGAGATATTCTTGAGAATGATGATTTATATTACGCAGAAGTATTCATGCCACACCCAGAGGGGAGATGTATTGGAGGTCTGTAAAAAAATAATAGCAATTATGGAGGAATAGGGTATGTATATAAACGAGATATTTCAGTCAATATCAGGGGAGAGAGGGGGAGTGATACAACAGGGTGATTTTGTGACCTTCATTCGCTTCCAAGGCTGTAACCTTTTTGGCTCACCCAATGTGTGCCCCTACTGTGACACACCTGAAGCACAAGTTCCCAGAGATTCTCCTCAAATGCAGATAAAAGAGATTGTGGAGAAGGTGAACAAATATGGAAATGAAAAAATAGTAATAACTGGTGGTGAGCCCCTACTACAAATGGGCAGTTTACAGGAACTTACAAGTATACTATTAAGGGGAAGTCATGTTATAAGTGTGGAAACAAATGGTACTATGGAACTACCCTGGAATTTTGGTAAGCTATCATGGGTAATAGACTTCAAAAACCATATTTGGGGCCACCTATCCACAGCCGAACAAAAGCAAGAATTTTATGACAATTTTGCCTACAATTGTTCCTCTTCAGATGTCATAAAATTTATTGTTGAATCGGAAGAGGACATAAAACAATTGCCCACTATCATTGCCAACCTTCAGGATGAAGGGTGTGAGGCAGAATTTACTATTTCCCCCATATTTCCTCATTCTAATACCAATATAAGATACTCACAGTTCATAGAGTGGGTGCAAAAATATGAATTGACAAATAGTGTGTCATTGAATATACAGATGCACAAATTAATTGGTGTAAAATAACGAAAAAGGAGAAAAGAGATGAAAAAGTATTTGGTAATTTTAGTAGGTTGGATAGTATTGTTTGCTGTTTTACTTCTGGTACAGGTACAAGCAGCCTCAGAATCACCCACATTGCCACATAAATCGGGGGAAGAATGGAAACTCAACCTTACTTTCTCCCCTGCTTATGATTTTATGGCAGAGACAGTGGAACAGTTTTGTATTGATCAGAAATATGTTGGTAGGATATTAACTGAGGAATACCACCGACAACTGTATCAATACAAACGGAAAACTATGAGGAATAGATTGGAAGCATTGGAGAGGACAATAAATTGGTGTAGATACTGGAGAGATTGTCAACCAAGGCTACACCTTACTCCTGAAGTTGTAGCATCAATGGTTAAGGGGGAATACTTCTTTAGATCCATAAGGAGAAAACATATTGGTTAGTTAAAAATCCACTAGATACCTATAATTTTTTCTCAAAAAATAAAAAAATAGTGCTATACTGTATTTAACAAGTTGCTTTTTTATTTTTATAAACATCAACAACAATAAGGAGAAGTACAATGGATGCAAAGTTACGACCGCTGGAAACAATTGACTTTACAAAACTTAAGGGTGCAATCAAGGAGCTGAACACTTCGGGCCTGCTGGAAACCCCGATAAAACTGGTTGCCGTGAAGAAGGAGGATCTGATTGAAAAGTTTGTCAACACCGTTCGCTCCCTACCCGAAGATGACTTGACCGACAACGTAGTAGATGCTTTCAATCATCTTTTNNAGAAGGAATCCCCCAAGAAGGAACCTGCAAAGAGTGGCAGAACGGATATGAGCAATATACCAAGAAGGGATCTCAACTTCGGTGGCAATTTTGATGCACTGAAAACCTTTCTTGCAGAGGCAAAAAATAACACAAATAAGATGGATAAACTGCTACTGAATGGAGGCACTCTGGAGGAATTGCTGAAAGACCACCAAGCAATTTGTGGACCATCGAACTTCTTCAAGACACCGTCCCGCATAAAAGACCACGTTGCTTACCGTGAGAAACACAGCAATTGGGTGTTTGAGAAGAAGGAGGAAACGGTGAAGGTGGAAGATAAGGATGTGGAAACATACTATGTGAAACTCATCAGTGTTAAGCCAAAAGTTGTGAAGAAGGAGGAAACCAATAAGGAGAAATCTGGTGAATAAATCAACTATAAGTAGATGCTTTGTGGATATCATTCAGTCAGGATTAGGTTTGGACATAACTGATCCTGACATTTCTCCTACACCTGATAGAATAGCGGATATGTATACGGATGAGTTGTTTGCAGGGGTGGGGAAAGAATTTGATGACTTTGCCCTATCCCCTAATGTACATAACTACAATCAGATTGTGATGTCCGACTGTATAACCTTCTCCTCTATGTGTGCTCATCATTTCTTACCCTTTCAGGGACAAGCGTGGGTGGCTTACTTGCCAAGTGAGAATTTGATAGGTCTATCAAAAATGTCCCGTATTGTTTCCCACTACGCCGCCCGACCTCAATTACAAGAGAATCTTACCCATGAGGTTATTAACAATTTTGTACAAGGTTTAAAACCACGTGGTGCTATGGTTGTCCTACGATGTACCCATGCTTGTATGTCCTGTAGAGGAGCACGGCAGAACTCAGGATCAGGAATGATTACCTCAGCCATAAATGGGGAGTTTTTAACCGACCCTGACCTAAAAATTGAGACTATAATGCTTATACTGATGAGTCTCCTAATAAAGTAACCTATAGTTGTAGTACATCCCTACATTTTACATGTGGGTGTACTACCTGCGGGGGTACTTCAAAAAAAATGAACTCTTTAACCTATCTCACCCGCCGTTGTCCCCGTAAATGTCACTACTGTTCTTTAAGAGAATCAAAAGGTGTAGGGAAAGAACTCAATAAGGAACAATGGATAAGGGCATTTTCAATACTAAAAGAATTGGGGGTGGAGTTTAATCTTATTTTAGGGAATGAAACGTGGTTGTTAGGGGAAGATTTGTTGTATATCATACAGCACAACCAAGTTCCCTATGCTCTTTACACCACCTGTCCCCCTGATCTATTCTTCCACTATGCCCGTAAATTCTTTACTGGGGGCATAGATAATTTGTCTTGTGGTATTGACTACCCTCTTCTCTATTCCTATGAAAATAACAGCGATTCCCAAGAGTATCACCCCGTACAGAAGTCCAATGATGGGTGGCGAGGGCTGCTATACTCCAACATACGAGAGTTTCACAGAGATGAGGATGGGGAGATTTCCCTACAACCAACATTCCCCCGCCTTGATCGTCAAGGCACTGTTACTGTTCACAAAAAAAACTACCAATATCTGCCCGAAATAGTCCGTGATCTACACGATAATGGAGTGTTCTGTGGAGTAAACTTTATTCACTGGAATAAAGATGGGGGGTTCGACTTCTTCCCCACCAAAAAGCACCTCTCAGGCTACTTGTTTGAAACTGATAAGGAGTTGAGGAAGTTAGAAGAGGTCATAAATGAAGTTAAGAAGATGAGGAACACAATACAGAATTTTGAAATGTTGGATTACAGTGTGGACCATATAGCAGGGGATATGGATTGGCACTGTAAAGGTGATCCCTATGGTGGCCCCACCATAGACAGTGATGGTCAGCTTCGCTGCTGTGGATACCGTAAAGGTATACTAACACCCCAATTCTCAATATTTGATCTGCCGGAGAGGATAGATGATTGGAGGGAAGCAGTAAGGAAAGATTCTTTGGAATGTCCAGGATGCTTTTGGTCATACCCCTGGATGTATAGATATTGGGAGAAGGACAGAGAGTTTGGGAAGAATGTATTTGTCAATCATGCAGGGAAGCATATTGACAGTAACACTTGGAGTAAAAGGATGGTGGAATAATGGATTTTAGGGAGAAAACACTTTTATTTGTAATGCTTCACTATACTGCAATGCTTTCACATTTGAGAGGTTGGATAGGTTTTATATTATATCTGGGTTTTATATTATCAGGTATTATTTTTATTTTTTTGAATATAAAAAGGGAGGAACAAAATGAATCCAAAAATACTGGAGATATTTGAAGATGAGTTTGACGATGTGGAGAAGGATGATACTGTAGATGAAGATATATTGGATACTGAGTGGGTAGAGAATTTTTTCTATCGTAATTATAGGCGAGGAAAAGTCTTGGATTTGGGGTGTGGTGGGGGATACTTCTTCGATCATCTTCCAATTACTCATGCTCTTGAACCAAATGTAAAAAGAATGAAAAGGGCTATGAATCGGCGCATAATTGAGTATACTGATTATGGAGAAAAGGAGTCACGCACCGTATATGTACTTCAAGGCTTTGCTGAAGAAATCCAAATACCCTTTTCCAGTAATATATTCAATACCGTCTTTTCTTGGGGGACAATGTGTTTTGTGAGGAGCATGATGGAGGTGCTGTGTTCTGTGAATAAAGCACTGGTGATGGGAGGACGATTTATATTTGATGTCAACACCTTTTCTACAATGCCCATCGTACAGACTGTTCATCCTGAATGTTTCATCCGCTATGTAGACCTCTTCGGCTTCAAGCTGATTGAGAGAAGAGAATTTGGAATACACTACCACAATAGAGTTGCACTGGCGGTGGAGAAGTATGAGGAGTTCAACCCAAAGAGGTTCCACATGTTGCAGTGTGTGAAGGAGAAAAAGCTGAACTATCTGGAAGAAAGGGATTGGTTTATATGAAAGAAGATATAAAATACTCCTATCCACCAAACTATGATCACAGAGATGAACCAGCCCTGTGGCAAAATCCTTGGGAATACAATAGACTACTAGATTTACTATATACTAAACATATTAAGAATATTCTGGAGATAGGTGTAGGGTATGGATTATCGAAAGAAGTTATGAATCGTTCGGGAATAACATGGGTTGGTATTGACATAACTATTCCCACCCTAATACCACCTGAGTACATGATATTAGGGGCTTCTTATGAAGAGCGGGTAATAAAGAGGGCAGAATCCCGTGGTCCCTATGATGTTGTCCTCATTGATGCCAACCACTCCTATAACTCTGTTTCCATAGACTTCTTCAACTATAACCATATGGCTACCCGTATGATTGTCCTGCACGACATATCTACCAACCAATCCCCACCTTTTCGTACAGATAAGGGCGTAAAAAAGTTTTGGAATGAAATAAAGGGAAAGTACAATCATTTGGAGATAGTGGCGAGGGAGCCTGAGAATTATGGAATAGGAGTAATATTCAAATGAGTTCTTTTTGGAAATCGGACATAGCAATAGTACTATACATTGTAATAGGAGTAGGTTTGTTTTCTATATTTGTTTTGCCTATTATATTAAAAATTGGTAATATGTGGTGGGAATATTTAGGAGTTTATTAAAAGATGAAAATGCCATTTGGGAAATATAAAGGAGTGGATATTGCTTTTATAAATTCTGCCTATTTACAATGGGTTAATAATCAAGATTGGTTTATTGATAAATATGAAAAAGAGTGTTTAGCAGTAGAGAAAGAGTTGGAGGAAAGGGAGTTTTCACACAGTCATTTTTATGAGGATAAAATAAAGGTGAAGGAGGTAAAATAATGAGAAAAGCAGTGTGTGTTACGAGTGGGGGGATGGATAGCATTTCAATGGCATTGGCAATGCACGAAGATGGGTATAATGTGACACTGTTTCATGGAGCATTGGGGCAGAAAGCACAAGCAGGAGAAGTAAGGGCGGTGACGAAGATTTCTAATCTGATGGCGTTCAACAGGTACATTGTTGATATAAGTTGGTTGGGAAAGTTGGGAAAATCGTCACTTACTGACAAGCAATTTCCAATACCTAAAGGCATGAACTCCCTCTATGAATCCACCAACATAGGCTGCATAGAGAACGGTCTGTGGACACCCGCTCGTAATGTTGTCCTTCTCTCCTGTGCTGCTGCCCATGCAGAGGCAGAGGGAGCGGAAGTGATTACATGGGGGGCAAATCAGTCGGAGACAGCATATCCGGACAACACGATGGAGTTTGCTGATAGATTTTCACACATGCTGAAAATGGGCTGTCTGAAGCCCCCTATCGTCATTGCCCCTCTGTACCATCTCGATAAGGTTGAACTGCTGTTGTGGGGGGAAGAGAAAGGGTATGGGCATGTTTACTCATGGACATGGAGCTGTGATGATTTTAAAGGACTGCCATGTGGGGAATGTGGATGCTGCTGTAACAGAAGGTTTGCTTTTATGATGGCAAACAAGAAAAACAGGGATATAGTGGACACTCAAGAGTATGTGAACCCCACATATTTTTATAACACCTACTTGCCCGATCTGAGGGAAAGTTGTACGGAGGGTATGTGGATGTATAAATATTTAAATAAGAGGAGGACAATCTGATGAAAGAATCCGAACGATGGCAGAGCCAACATGAGAAGCAATACATTAAGGGCATTGCAACAGGGGCACTACTCATAGGTGGTCGTCAGCCAAATTTACCCCCACAGCAAATGATCACCAACTATATAAACAACTTGCGGATGAGAAAGAGGAACAATACTTTGGGTGCAATTGAGTATGAAAAGGTGCTGAGATTTGCAAGGTTTTATAAAAATAAACTAGAGATTAAGGGGGGTGAAAAATGTTGGTAAGAATAGTGACGGAGAGAGTAATAGAGGATGCAGACTTGGAAACTTACATTGAGTTTTTTAAATCAGTTTCTGGAATACAAATAGATGGTAAAGAACTATTAAGAACCAAAAAAGCAATCATGTCAACCGAAAGTGCAACCACAACAATTGAACTTTTCACACTGAATTAGGAGGAGGGCAACTATGTTTGGTTTTGAATCTATGAAATCTATGGCCTTCAATTACAAAGAACGCCTGGTGGAGAATACAAAAGTAAATGGAGCAGTGATTGATACTTGTCGTGTTACTGACAGCAGTAATGCGTATGAGATAGATATCACCCATCCTTATTATAATAACAATAGGTGGGTAATTGTTGAAACTTATGATACGAAAGAGGAAGCAAGGAGAGGGCATAAAAAATGGGTAGACATATTTTCCTCCCCAGAACTTCCAGAAGTTCTTACCGATGAAGGCACTTCAGGGGTGGGGGTGATATATGAAATGTTAGGTGGAAAAACAAAACATGAAAAAACAATCACAGCTTAATGATTTGTCCTAAACTGTGAGCAATTTTTCCAAAGCGTCCTTCAACAAACAGTGAGAACATGACAGATATATCAGATAAAATAATTGCAGTTGATCTGGATAACACATTATCAGAACCTATGGATGATTGGAGCAGGTATCTTTTCTGTGTTCCTAAAAAAGAAAACATACTCAAGATAAATCAGTTGTATAATAATAACACAATCATTATTTACTCAGCCCGACCCGAAGAAGATCGCCTCGTTACCCTCAAATGGCTGAAAGAACACAGAGTAATGTTTCACAGATTGGTATTAGGTAAACTAAAGGTGGATATTTACATTGACAATGACAGTTTAAGAATGGAGGACTTATGACATTACTCATGTATTCGGGTGGAATGGATTCATACATTGCTTGGAAGTTTCTGAGGGAGCCAGAGACAATATATTTTGATTTCGGACATAGGTATAGTGAATGGGAGAAATTAGCAATTGAACAGACTATCCCAGACACTATCATTGATTCCTCTATAAATCTCAGTCAATGGGAAGAACCTGACGCCAATATTCCCCTCCGCAACGCCTTCCTTATTATGATGGCTTCAAATTATGATAAGGATCTGGTGTTAGTAGTACAGAGGGGGGAAATGAGCATACCAGACAGATCATACCCATTCTTTTCAAAGTTTGGGGCATGGCTAACTTGGATGAGAGGGGAGGGGAAAAGCTACACCATTAGTTCCCCCTTTTTCAACCTTACAAAGACAGAGATGGTCAGATGGTATGTGGATGAAGGGCATGATGTGGAGCAGTTGTTGTTGACAAGGAGTTGTTTTTCAGAAGTAGGATTGCCATGTGGACAATGCGGGGCGTGTTTTAGGAGATGGGTGGCATTGACAAACAATGATTTGGAAGAGGAGTATACAAACAATATCTTGGAGTGGGATCATATCTCTGACTATGTGGAGAAAATGAAGAAGGGAATGTACGATGAGTTGAGGACAAAGGAGACTTTTAAGGCTTTGCAGGCTGCGGGGTATATGGTGTGAATGCACAGTGTAATTTAATGGTAGATTCAGGAGCTTGGTCAGCATACACAAAGAGTGAGACTGTGGATATTTACAAGTATATGGAATATCTGACAGAGCATAAAGATGTTATTGACCATTACATTTCCCTAGATGTAATCAAAGATCCCCAAACCTCCATGAGAAACTACCTGTTGATGAAAAGTCATGGATTTAATCCTATTCCTGTATATCATGTTGAAACTGATGCAAAGTATTTGAGGTGGTATCTAAAACAAACGGACTATATTGCTATAGGGGCAATAGCGAAGATGAGTACAAAGGCTAGGGTGAATAATCTGGATGGTATATGGGGAAAATATCTGACAGATAGTAAGGGAATGCCTTTGGCAAAGTTCCATGGATTGGGACTGACATCATTGGACATCCTAACAAGGTACCCATGGTTCTCAGTTGACTCAACCAGTTGGTGCCTTTACGGGAAGTACGGCATGGTATTGGTACCAAAAATGGTCAAGAATAAATATGACTATGGAGAGATGATGTGGAAGATTTTCATATCCAATGAGTCTCCCAAAGCCAAGATAAAAGGTCGTCATTTTAAAACCCTAACAAAATCTCAACAGACAGAGATCCTGAAGTATGTGCATGAAAAAGGGTTCAAATTGGGAAAGGTAAACATAGAAGGGAAGGTGTTAGAAAGAGGAGTATCAAACGATGCCTACATACGTGACCAAATAAACACACTCTTTTTCATTGATGTCCTTAGACAAATACCAGAATGGCCCTGGCCCTTTAAGAAGGGGAATATGATAGGATTATACTAATAGGAGAAAACAAATGAAAACTGAAACAATTGAAAAAATTTCAAAACTTACAGAACTTGCATCGGATATCATCAAGTTACTTCTTATCCATCCAGCAAAGTACTCCTCACTATACAAAACTTATGAACAGATATTGGATGCAATAGAAAAGGATATTGTAAAACTTTTGGATAAATGAAGGTAATACAATGGAAAGTCAGTGTATTGTAAAAGGATGTGTAAATAATAAATGTATATCAGGATTATGCAGAAAACATTATGATCAAAAAATATGTGGAAGAGGAATATTTCGTGATTACTCCTTAGGTAGAAGACAGAAAGATCCAAATGAATTTATAATAAAGGAAGATATTTGCCTTATATATCTGTATGATAAACAGAATAATAAAAAGGCAGAGGCAATTATTGATGTGGAAGATTATGATCGTTGCTCACAATATAAATGGACTGGTTATGTAAGCAGATATACTATGGCAGTTGCATCCAATAGTGTAGGTCAATTAAGTAATTTTATTATGAATTTTACACCAACACCAATGCAAGTAGTAGATCATATAGATGGAGATGGATTAAACAATAGGAAAGAAAATTTACAAATTTGCTCTACACAACAAAACCAATTGAAAAAGCGTATGCAGAAAAACAACACTTCTGGTTACAGAGGAGTTACTTGGTATGAAAATTATAATAAATGGTTATCTCAAATATATTATGATAATCAAAGACACCATTTAGGGTATTTTCTTACAAAAGAAGAAGCTGCTTTGGCTTATAACAAAAAAGCAGAGGAGCTTTTTGGTAAATTTGCTGTTTTAAACAAAATAGAAGGGGGTGATTATCATCGTATTATATCTCGCGGGAAATTTTGCACAGATGTATTATAAGGATAAGGAGAAGGATATGATGGATGAATTACATAGAAAAGGATTAGTCTATAATAGACTGATTTCATATTTCTATGCTTATAAATCAAGACATATAATGGCACTGGTGAAGGAGAGTAAAGATGTTGAGAGGTGTGTACAACGATTGGAAGAATAAAGAGGGGGAGATTTTACATGTAAAAGTAATAAAAGTTGCTCCCCTTTATTTTAAATCCAAAACAACAGAAGTAACTCTTGAATTTTTGGAAACTAGCAGACCCTTTAAGTACAAACTATATTTTGAGGAGAGTGAAGATGGAAATAAAGAAGGATGATTTTATTAGTGTGTTGAATGCTGTGAAACCAGGGTTATCAAGGAAGGAAATAATTGAGCAGCAGGGACATTTCATATTCACTGGTAGTTCATTGGTAACATATAATGATCTGCTCTGTATTCATTACCCCTTTGAGACCGACTTCAAATGCTCTGTCAAGGCTGAAGATCTTGAAAAAATCCTATCAAAGATCACCAATATTGATACCATTGATATATCCCTATCTGATGACATCTTCCACATCAAAGCAAAAGGCTTGCATGTAAAGTTACACACCTTACACGAAGACAGCCAGATGGTGTTGGATGATATAAAAGCTTTACAGGAACAGATAAATGGATGTGAAAATTGGTTTCCAGTACCTAAGAACTTTTTAGAAGGTGTGTCACTGTGTAAGTGGGCAGCATCTAAGGATGAGACATTGGGCAGGCTAACTTGCATAAAAGTTGATGGGGAAGATATGATGTCAAGTGATGGCATAAGGGCAAGTTGGTTCAAACTGGAGGGTAAAATGTGTGAGGTACCCTTTCTATTCAAGGCAAGTACGGCAGGGATGCTGCCGGTAATGGAAATAGAGGAAGCAGCATTATCGGAGTCATGGTTGCATTTAGCAACAAAAGAGAATGCTATGTACAGCATTCGATTGGTAAAGGGTGATTTTCCTGATATCCTTAAGCACTTCAATGATATTGAGGGGCCTAAAATAAAACTGACCAAAGACATAGTAAACTCAGTAGAGTTAAGTTCAGTGATGAGTGAGGGGAAATTGCCAGAGGACAAGGCGGTGTTGGTTCATATAGAGAAGGACAAAATGGAATTTTTTTCAAAGAATGATAGGGGATCAGTAATGAAGGAAATACAAGTAGAGAGTACAGATGAAAGTCGTCTCTTTAGTATTAACCCCCATCTCCTTCTTCAGATCCTCGACAAATCCACTACTATGACCATACAAGAAACCAATGTAATCTTCGAGTCAGGCTCCTTTAAACACCTTCTGCTTATGATCATTGAATCGGAATCTACAGAGGAGGATGTCCCCTTTTAAGGAGCAAAAAATGTCATTATTTTCTCGATTGGAAATTGAAAGTACAGCAATAACAGGATATAAATCCTATGAAGGTGGACCCATATGTGCTTCCTGTAAATTATATCTAAAATGTAATTCCCCAAGAATGAAGCATACAGGAGATGGAAGGTTGGAAGCACTCGTAATTGCAGAGGCACCGGGGAAGTCTGAAGATCAGACTGGAAAACAGTTGATAGGAAAAGCAGGGAAATTATTTAGAGACAAATTGACAGAGAAAGGAGTAAACCTTGATAGGGATTTCTGGAAAATAAATGCGGTGAATTGCTGGCCTCACAAAGAGGGAGGGGAAAACAGGACACCTACATCTTCAGAAATATCATACTGTCGCCCCCTTGTTTTAAACACTATAGAAAAATTGAAACCAAAGTTCATTTTCCTCTTAGGCAAATCTGCCGTTGAGTCATTGTATGGTGGAAAGGAGTCTATTGAGACAATGGCAAAGTGGAGGGGGTTACTGATACCAAATAGGGAACACAACTGTTGGATCTACTGTATGTACCACCCCTCTTCTTACAATCGCAATGAGTTTGACAAAAATTACAAAGCATCTTGGGATAGGGATCTTGATATAGGTATAAAACTGCTAAGGAGTAAACAAGAACGCCCCCTGTTTGATAATGAAAGCAAACGGGTGAAGATTTTGTATAAGTATGAGGATGTGATAAATATTTTGGATAAAATATTGGATACACTTCCACCCGACTTCTACTTTGACTATGAAACTACAGGAATAAAGCCACATATAAAGGGGCATAAGATAGCCGCCATGTCCTTCTGTACTTCACCTGATGAAGCATTCTCATTTCCTCTTCAGTATAGAACGTACTGGGATAAACAGCAGTTTACAGAAATAAAGAAAAGGGTAAGGAAAATTCTTCAAAACCATCTCATAAATAAATCTGCTCATAACATAAATTTTGAAAATTCATGGTCAAAAAATATATTGGGAGCAGAAGTAAACAGATGGCATTGGGATACAAAGATAGCAGCACACATACTGGACAACAGGAGAGATTTTACAGGGTTAAAGTTTCAGGCATTAATAGAATTTGGTATAGAGGATTACAGTTCACATCTGGATAAGTATTTGAAGAGTACAAATCAGGGGCAGTTTAATCAGATAGACAAAGCCCCTTTAGATGATCTGCTGCTATACAATGGTATGGATTCTCTTATTGGTTATAAACTGATGAAGAGACAGACGGAGAAGTTTTTGAAGTTGCCTAAGGGGGTGCATGAAGCATTCAATTTCTTTATGGATGGACAAGAGGTATTGTCTGAAATGCACGAAAACGGTATCCCCGCCGATGAACTCTACTACAGTACATACTATCACGAGTTGGGGGAGGAGATAAAGGAACTGAGGAGGGAAATTTTAAAGAATGATGGAGCGAGGGTGTTTGAAGAAAAGTTGGGAAGAGAGATTGATATTGGATCATCAAAGGATTTAGGTGTACTGTTTTATGACATTCTTAAAAGTACAGTTCAGTTAACCAAAAGCGAAAAGAACCGCTCTGTTGATGAGAAAGCCCTACATAATATAAAGTCCGAATTTGCTACCAGTATTCTCCATATTAGAAAGAAAGAGAAAGTCCGAAACACCTATATTGCTCAGTTCCTAAGAGAAATAGCCCATGATAAAATTCATCCAGTACCCAATCTAAATACTGCTATCAGTTTCCGAAGTAGTGCTTTCCAACCCAACTTCCAAAATATACCCGTTCGTGATGAAGAAGCAAAGAAGGTAACTAGAGGGGGGTTGATACCACCAAAGGGATGGCAAATAATGGAGGCAGATTTTAGCTCCTTAGAAGTCTGCATCTCCTGCTGTTACCATAAAGATCCCAATATGATTAACTATGTAACCAACCCTGTATCCGATATGCACAGAGATACAGGTATGGACATATGGAAATTGCCCATTCATCAAATGACAAAGGATATTAGATTCTACGCCAAAAATGAAATGGTGTTCCCAGAGTTCTATGGCAGTTATTATGCGAATTGTGCTAGGGATCTTTGGAAATGTGTTACAGAAAGGAATCTAAAGATTGCTAATGGAAGATCTCTTATAGAACATTGTAGAGAAATAGGAATAAAGGATTACACAGACTTTGAAGAACATCTGAAAGAGGTGGAAGATATATTTTGGAACAAAAGATTTAGGGCATACAAAGAGTGGAAGGAGAAGATCAATCAAAGATATAGGAGAGATGGGTACATTACTTCTCACATGGGATTTGTCTATCAGGGATATATTGAATTTAAAAAGGTTACTAACTATCTAATACAGGGTACGGCATTTCATGTTTTGCTCTGGACTGTAATACAAATAAATAGGGAACTGAAGAGGAGAAAAATGAGGAGCAAATTAGTAGGACAAATACATGATTCGGCTGTTTCCGTGAACCCACCTGAAGAGATTGTGGAGTATGCAGCATTGGTAAAAGAAATAGCAGAGGTTAAAACAAGAGAGAGATTTCCTTGGATCATAGTGCCTTTGGGAGTGGAGTTTGAAATTGCAGGTATTGATAAACCCTGGTCAGAAAAGAAGGAGTATAAATGAGAGTAATTGTTGTTGTGATGTTATGGGCATCATTACTGTGTTTATTATGGTTTTTTGTTGTAGTAACTTTTGAAGACACCACCAGACCTATAATGACAAATGCAACAATAGGGGCAGATGGAGTGACATGGCAATTCACTTTTGATGAACCTGAAAATAGGAGAGGGGGAAACACATGGCTACATTAATTACAAGATACAGACCAAAGACATTAGAGGAAATAGCGGGCAATGATGAGGTGAAGAAAAGTTTACAGTCAATCTTTGAGAGGGAAGAGGAGAAGCTGCCACATGTATTCTTATTTGTAGGACCTGCAGGATGTGGAAAGTCCACTTTGGCAATGGTGGTAAAGAATGAATTGGGAATATCAGATGAGGATTGCAGAGAATACGACACGGCAAACACAAGGGGGATTGATACGGTGAGAGAAATAGGAGCCAATGTTAACTATGCCCCCTCCAATGGCTCCCGCAAATGTATTATCCTAGAAGAGTGCCACCAGATAACGGGTGTTGCTCAAGAAGGTCTACTCAGATCACTTGAAAACTGCCCCTCACACATGTTCTTCATCCTATGCACCACTGAACCTGAAAAGCTCAAAGATACCCTTCTCCGAAGATGTATTAAATATGAGGTCAAGCCCCTCATAAAGACCAAAATGATCAACTATCTCAAGTCCATCTTAGAGAAAGAAAACTTTGATGTTGCTGAATACCCCATTGACATCCTAAAGAAAATAGCAGACGAATCTAAAGGCTCCCCTGGCATTTCTCTGTCCTTATTAGATGAAATATTGGATATGGAATCAACTGAAGACATAATCAATACAATTGAAAACATAACATCTAGGAGTTCGGATGTAATCAACATTGCCAGGATACTGTTGGAGAACAAAACAGTGGATGACAAGTGGAAGGAAATTAAGAGCATTCTGAAAGACATGAAAGGTGAGCCTGAATCTGTGCGTTATGCTATACTGAATTATTTGAATAAGGTGATGTTGGGAGACAAAGGTGGTAAAATGATTGCTGCTGCAATGATCCCGTTTACGGAGTCAGTGATGTATTCAGGGAAAGCGGGGATAACATTGGCCTGTTGGTACGCTTGTAATCCAGAGTAGATCCACTAACTATTTGAAACTTCTTTGAAAAACTATGTTATAATAAGAATATAGAAGAATAGAGAAATAAGAGGAGGGTGAGGGATATTATGGATTATTTTATAACAGGTACAAGAGCATATGGGCCAGCAGGGGAAGATTCAGATTTGGATATTGTGATGAAGGAAAATGATGCACTGGTTTTAAAAGGTACATTAGAAGATATGAGAATAGAAACATTTCAAACAGATGATATGGAAGAGTATGGAACAGAGTCTTTCTATTTCTCAATAGGCAATTTAATGACTATCAATGTTATATCTCTAACACTATCCATAGAATTTGACGCATGGAAAAAAGCAACGGAGAGAATGAAACTAAGAGACCCAATTGAAGACAGAGAAAGAAGACTTAAAACCTTCCAATTGTTTGTGAAAAAGTATCTATTTGAGAGGGAAAAGAAGATTTAAAACCTTCCAATTGTTTGTGAAAAAGTATCTATTTGAGAGGGGGTAGTAGCAATGAATTCGTATGAGAAGGATTGTAAGTTGGATATAATGAATTTGGACAACCATTGGTTGGAACAGCCTATGTTGGTCATCAAGTATGGGGAATTGTATGTCAATGCAGAGGCGGAGAGGAATAAGGCTAAAGATCAATTGGAGTTGGTAAAGGCTGAGTTGGATTCACTAATAAGAGGTAATCCTTCAACTTGGGGCATTGAGAAGGTGACAGAGGGAGCAATACAGGCCACACTGATTCAACATCCAGATTATCAGCTTGCCAATCAAGCCCTTCAAAAAAGCATCAACGATCTGAATCTGATAAAAATAGCTAGGGATGCAGTGATGAATGACAGGAAGGAGGCATTGAGAGGATTGACACAGTTATATGTGTCAGGATATTTTGCAAGTTCTGATCTACCCAAATCAATCACCTCCCAACAAAAAGAACTTGACAAAACAGCTTGCACGATGAGGGGGAAAAAATTGATAAAAACAGGTGAATGAAATGATTACATTGGAAGTCAGGACAGATTACTTTTTAGCAGTGTTGTTTTTGGTAATAGTTGGGCATTTTGTAGTGTTTGAAATTATCAGATATGTAAAAAAAATAATAAAAGGTAAGGAGGAAAACAATGGGACTAAGAGATAAGATTAAAAAGCAAGGGGAAGTGCTGAAACAACAACAGAGTGAGGATGCAAAGAAGAGTTCTACGGGGGAGTATAGTTCAATACTGCTGACGGATAAGATCCCTAAGGGTAGGTCAAAGTGGATACCAAAAAGTGGGGTCCATGTCATTGATGTTATCCCCTTCTTTATAGGTGGCAGACATCCAACTTTACCTAAAGGAACCCTGCAGTGGACAATCCGTGTGAGTGATCATACAAGGATAGGTGTACTGGACGAGTCCTTCGTTTGCCCCGCCAATCTAGGCCGTAAACCTTGCCCCATTGAAGAGTACATACAGAAGATGGGGAAGGGAATATCAAAAGAGGATAAATCGAAGATAAAGGCCAAAAATAGGAATGTTTTACTGGTGTGGGTGCATGATTCACCCGAAGAAGAGGCTAAGGGTATACAAATATGGTACACATCACATTTCTTCTTTGGAAAGCATATTGACAAAATCTGTGAAAGGCCAAGGGGTGGAGGGATACTAAACTTCTGGGATCCAGACAATGGCAAATCCATAGTATTTGAGATTGAGAAGAAGGGGGATGACAATCTGGAATATGTGGGGCATAGATTTGAAGATAGAGAAGAGCCTATACCTGATTCAATACTTGACCAAAGTTTTCCCGTTGATGAGATCATAAAGTGGGAGTCAGGCTATGCGGAAATCTACGAGGCATTTTACTCCAAACCTTATAACCCAGGTGAAAAGGAAAACCCCTCCACCACTCGTTCTCTGCCCAAATCACTGCCCGCAGAAGAACCACAAGGGGTAGAGGAAGAAACAATGAGTGAAGAAACTCGTATGGATGAAGAAGCAGAAGTATTGGAAAATGAGTTATTAACAGAAGTTGGTGACTCACAATGCCCCTCTGGCTACTCCTTCGGTGATGTTAACGACATTGATACTCACGAGGAGTGTAAGGGGTGTACAGAATGGGATGCTTGTGCAGATGCAATTCAAAACAAGCATTCAGTACCAAAAGAAGAACCGAAGAAGGAGGAACCAAAGAAGGTAGGTCGTAGATTGGTGAAGTGATATAGTGCTGAGGAGGAGGAAATGTTACAAGTGGATAAATACTGTCTGTATTGTGATAAAAATCAGTACATAATTTATGACCAAACCCGAAGTGTTTTCAAGACCTATTCTCGTGAAGAAATGAAAACACTAATTACTGTGATTATGAGAAAACACGATAAAAGACTAGAAAAAGATGATTAATCTTAGTGCTGAGGTGGCGGAATTGGCTAGGTCGAGGGCACTACGGGTGGAGGATGACTTTCAGTCATTGTAGACCTTGCCAGGTAGACGCGACTTTGGGGAAAGATAGAATCTTATGCCTTAGAAAGTATCGGCGATAAGGCTCTGGGACTTGACATAAACAAAGTCGGTAGGATGCAGGGAACAAGATCATGGACTCGGAAGAGTGGGCGGAAGGGGATCACATCTACTGTGCAGGTTCAAATCCTGCCCTCAGCACTTAAATTGGAGTTTAAATGGTGGTAACGTTAACTGACCTAGAATGTATTGTTACTGGAGTATTTGTAGGAATGTTAATACGCTGTGTAGAGCTTGTTTTTATGATTGGATAAATAGAAATGAGTGCTGAGGTGGCGGAATTGGCAAACGGAGAGTGAACTCCAATACCAAAAACTCTTGCCATTGATAGACGCACATGAGAACACAAGGGTACAAACTTGGATGAATTCATCATGTTAGAAGTTACTACTTCTGTGCAGGTTCAAATCCTGCCCTCAGCACTTTTAAAGGAAGAATAATGTTAAGTGATTTGGAGTGTATTATTATTGGAATATTTATAGGAATGCTAATACGCTGGGTAGAATTTGCTTATTTTTAATCCATACCTTAATTTTTATGAAGAGAAAGATGAGAAAAACCCTGCTTGGATTGCAGCTAAAATGTTACCCAATAAAAATATGACCAAATAGCAGTACAATTACTGGAAAAGCATGGCAAAATATTGTGATGAGACAATAGCAATAGGGGAGATTGACCATGATTAAATACCTAATTCCTTTTTTGTTTATACTTTTTACTCCATTAAAGATAGAAACTGCTATTCCACTGGGTCCACCCTGTGTTGCCCCTGAAATTATCAAGTATGCTCATAAATATCATCATATAAACTTTTCAGAAGAGGATAAGAATCATCATTGGTTCTTTATTAGGGATGGAAAAAAGTGTAGCCTATTTACAAAAGCATTTTTAAAATGGTATGGAAGGGGGAAATAAAATTGGGAAGACTTGTTGGTACAGGTACAATAGGTGATATGGCAAAAGAGATAAGAAACCATATAAAGGAACCCGCCGAAGAGACCGAACTGCTGCCAAAGGGGGATTTCAGTAGAGTGGTATCTACGGGGAGTACATTATTGGATCTTGCTATATCGGGGACAAGAATCAGTGGTGGTGGAGTACCTTCTGGTATTCTTATGGAAATATCTGGGCCGAGTGGTTTTGGAAAGACAACTGTATTATCAGAAATAGGTGCAAATGCACAGGCGAGAGGAGGGTTCTTTTATATAGGTGATGCGGAGCATAGGTTGAATGCAGAATATGCAAAAATGATGGGCATTCACATTACGGACAAAAACTACAGACGCCCCATCACTGTCAAAGATGTAGAGGAACTCATTCTGAATATGCCAGTTACATCAGGTGAGGGGATTATTGATGTTGTGGGGATTGATTCGATTGCAGTATTGGAATCTGAATTGGATACAAGTGATAAGGGTGACAAAAGGGGAAGTAGCAGGGCAAAGGAATTACATTCACTGTGCCGTAAAGCTAGGCATCAGATGGCGGATAAAAACAGACTGATTGTATTTACAAACCAGATACAGGACGTACAGGATGGGACAATGTTTGGTCCCAAAGAAAAGACACCAGGAGGCCATGCTGTTCCCTTCATGTCCTCATTAAGGATAAGAATTGGTCCTGCTCCCACATGGAAGATGAAAGAAAAAGTTATCTTCAATGGTAAGGAAGTAGAACAAATAATTGGTATTATATCAAACTGCAATGTATTTAAAAGCTCCATAGACCGATGCTTCAGAACTGCTAATATTTATATTAGGTATGATTATGGAATTGACGATGTATACGCTAACCTGAAATTTTGTAAGATGTATTCACAGGATACGATGTATCAAATTGATGGGGAGATCATAGGCAGGTCTATTGATGAAGCTAGGATGATTGTTGACAATAACAGGGATCTGGAAAAGAAACTGAAAGACAGAACAATAGGGATTTGGGAGTCAATTCAGAAGGGGTTCTCCTGCCCCTTACGTCCCAAAAATAGAGGATAAAAAAGATGGCTAAAGAAAAAACGGAAGGACAGAGGAAACATAGTAGGAACAATAGTAAAGCGAGGCACCTACAACAATGGGTAGCAGAGAGAATATCACAAATGCTTAATATACCTGTTGAAAAGGATGGTGAGATAGAATCAAGACAGATGGGACAACAGGGAGCGGATGTGATATTGAGGGGCATTGCAGTGGCACTATTTCCCGCAGCTATTGAATGTGGATCAGGAGAGAGTATTCAATGGTTGGAAAAAATAAGACAAGCCAGAGAACATAAAAGTAAAAGAGCAGCTTATTTTTTCTGGTTGGTATTTCTGAAGAGGAAAGAGTTTAAAAATCCCGTAGTCATTATGGATGCAGAGTACTACTTTTCTCTTGTTGAAGAGGTATTAAAGAAAAGGAGACTTATTGCATGATCAGAATTGTAATTCGATTTAACCCAAAGCATTGGAAGATGACACCAAAGTTCAATAACATTTCCAAAATATATGGCTTTTCCTGGTTATTTCTATACATTGAATGTGCTTGGATGCAAAGGGGGAGGACTCAATGATTGACTCTATCGAGGTTATCAACTATCAGGGACACAAGCATAGTTTGCTGGAGTGTTCAAAGGGGCTGAATATTATAAAGGGTGAATCTCATTCAGGGAAAACATCATTGATGAGAGCCCTAGAGCTAGTCCTAAACAATTACCCCCAAGGCTACGACTACAAACCCTACTTTGTGACCGATGATAAGACCCTAACTCAGGTCTCAGTGGAGTTTACTGAGGGGGCATATGTAGCACGCCTCAGAAATAAAAAAACCAACTCCTATATTGTATCTGATATTGATGGAAGTTTGGAGGCAATGAGGGGAGATGTGCCGGAAGAGGTTCAGCAGATTACACAGATGGATGAGATGAACATCCAAAGTCAGCACAGTCCCTTTTTTCTCCTTCAGGACTCCCCTGGCAAGAGAGCCAAAGTGCTGAACAAGTCTACAGGTCTTGAGGAAATAGATCAATGCCTAGCTTCCATCAATACCATCATCAATACAGCAAAGAACAAAATGGAGTACAAGAAGGAGGATTTGGATAAAACAAAAGATAGGTTTGCTCAATATGAGGGAATTGAGGAGGTGGGAAAACTCATTGATAAGTTGGAAGTAGAACAAAATAAGAAGAATGATTTGGATGGGAAAATAGGATTGTTAAACAAACTGAGGGAGGAAATAATAGCACAGAGAAATAGGGTGGAAAAGTACAAAGGATTTCTAACCATTGAAACTTATCTACCCAGACTCAGAGCCCTATATCAGGGCAAAATGTTATTTGAAAAACAATACCATACACTGAACAATCTAAAAACCAGTATTGAAAACACCAGAGCAAGAATTAATAAAGCAACTAAATTGCTCCAAATTGAACCTATCTACCTTTCCCTTAAAGATCATTATTCATCCATATACAAAACAGCCTCCAGAATTGATTCTCTAAAAAAGTTAAGCACTAGTATCAAAAAACAGAGATTGTTGAAGGTCGTGGCAGGTACGCAACTTGTCCAAAAAGAGAAGCAGTATTTTGATCTATTAAAAACACTGAAGATTTGTCCTTTGTGTAAACAACCGATAGGAGGGTAATAATAATGTGGAAATGTGATAAATGTGAAAAGGTAACAAATAAAATAAAAATAGATTGGGTTGAAAAAAATGGAAAGAGAATTGATTTTATTAATTACTTTTGCCCATCTTGTGGTTCGGATGAATTGACTCATCAAGGTACACTGAAGGAAAGAATGGCCTTTTGGAAAAAAGAACTTACAAAACAGGAGGACTAAATGGAAATGATACAGGTTGAATCAAGTACGATTGTGGCTATAGGTTATGATAAAGAGAGCAGGAGACTTAGAGTACAATTCAAAAAGTCCATCTATGACTACTATGATGTTCCTGAATATGTTCACTATGAAATGATGCAGAGTGGGTCTAAGGGGGATTATTTGAATGTGGTCATTAAGGGGAACTATAATTATAAAAAGGTGAGCGGATGAAACTGCTTTTAACAGGGGACTGGCATTTGACTATGGAGAAGCCTGTGAATAGACTGGATAATTATCTGGAAGCACAGGTTGAAAAACTTCAGTTTATTGCAGAACAATTTGGACAAGGATGCAGTTATGTGTTGCAGCCAGGGGACTTTTTTGATAGCCATAGGGCGAATGATCTGACAAAGCAGTTTTTTATTGGGGTGTTAAGAGAAATGTTTGGTGATAAAAAAATACTAACAGTTGCTGGACAGCATGATATGAGATTCCACAACTCTGATATATCCAATACCCCTTTAAAAGTTATTGAAAAAGCCCAAATTGCACAAATTATTGCTGCCTCTTTTCTTTCTATTACAAATTCCCATGAAAGGGTAAATATATATGGTTCATTCTGGGGTGACAATAGTACACCTGAAATACTGCCCGACCATAAGAATGACATCAATATATGGGTGCTCCACCGTATGATAATCTACAACAAAAAGGAGTGGGAAGCACAGGAGGACTATGATTGGGCAAACCATCTACTTATCCAAACAAAGTTTGACTTGATAGTGGCAGGGGATAATCACAGGGCATTCTCTATCAGCAGAGGAAAAAGACATTTGGTAAATTGTGGAAGTCTTATGAGGTCAAATATTGATCAGATGGATCATCAGCCTTGTATCTTCATTTGGGATTCAGATACAAAAGAAATTGAAAAAATAGACATACCTGTAAAAGATTTTACAGAGGTAATGGATCTAACAAAGGAGATAAAGAGAAAGGAGGATGATAAGAATTTAAAAGCATTCATAGGGGGGCTTTCTACAAACCTATCCTCTTCTAAAAACAAACTAACCTTTCGTAATAATCTATCCAAATATGTAGCAGACAATGAAGCGTCTATAGGTGAGGGGACAATTGGAATAATAAATGAAGTTATAGAGGAATTACGATGATTAACACAGAAGAAATAAAAAAGAAGCTGGATGAAATTGAAAAAGAAGTGGAGCAAACAAAGAGGAATATAGCATTAGCAAGTGGTGCTTTGGAGACGTATTTGAAACAGTTGAAAGAGAATTTTGACATAGATGAGAAGGAAGTGGATGACACCTTAGAAAAACTGCAAAAGTCTCTGGACGTTACCAACAAAAAATGTGAGAGTATGCTGGAAGAAATCAATGAGAAATACAAATGGTGATATATGGACTTCAAACAAGTAAAACAAAAGTATCACACCGATACTGCTCTCAAGCAGGGATTATCAATAGCCATAGACACACTGACCGAAGAGATCCTCGGCCTTCAGCAAAGATATGACAACTCTCTCAAGGCGAGAGTTGTTTTTCAGGAGGTGGCGAGGTTAACTCAGGTCAATATAGAACAGCATTTGAGTCAGACAGTCACGTTTGCCTTGAAATCTGTATCTGAAAAATTCCCTTCCTTTGTTGTCAAATTTACCAGTAAACGTAACCAAACCGAATGTGACTTCTTCTTTGAAGAAAACGGTTCTTTGCAAGATCCTATGAGATCCTCAGGAGGAGGGGCCCTAGACATTGCCTCCTTCGGCCTTAGAACCGCAGTGTTCTTCCTTGACCCTAAACGCCGAACATTTCTTCTAGATGAACCCTTCCGCAATGCTAGTTCCAACTACCATGAGAACATCAGCAATATGCTAAAAATGATGTGTGAGAAGTTGGATCTCCAAATTATTATGAATTCACATGCTCAGGATATAAATATAGCTGCGGATAAAACATTTTTGGTCACAAAGGAGGATGGAGTAAGTAAGGTAAAAGAATTATAATTTATTCTAATTAGGGAACCAATGATATGGAGATATTCTGCCTCTACTGTGGCATTAAGCTGATCGGCAATAAAAAAAAGTATTGCTCCGATTTACACAGATACAGACATAGAAAAATACTGGAAGATAAGCCCATGCAAAACAGCCTTAGCCAAACGCTGCGACTGATACGGGCACGAAGCAATGCCAGAAAACGCGATGTCAGGTATAATTGAGTGACATTGGATTACCAAAAACGATAATTGAAAGGAGAAATAATGGATACAGGAGAAGGTAAATTTGAAAGGGTTGATTATAACGTTTCAGGCCAACTTGAACAACTCAGGAAAAAATATCCGAAATCAAAAGGGGTGTTTACTGTAGGAGAAGAAATAGAAATACGGGGGAGCCTATTCAAGGTCCATGATATTTCTCCCCTTGGTATTAAATTGCGCCTTTTACGCCAACCATAATGGATTATCGAAAACGATAATCGAAAGGAGGATCTTAATCCAGCCCTGCCTTCTCTTCCTTTAGCTCAGTAGTTACGGCCTCCACTTTCTCCACCATGTCGCCTTGGCTTTCAGGAGGCAGGTCTTTGATGTCGGAGGTCATCGTCTTGGTTTGGTCAATAAGATTGTCCAACTTCTCAGCCGTGATGTAGGGGTCTTCTTTAATCCCCATGATCTCCTCAGCCGTAGCCATCAACTCAAACCTCTGCCAATATCCAGGCCAAACACGAACAACTGACCACTTGACCCATCGTTTGGCCCAATCTCTGAACATGATAACAGGGACAACAACCGGATCAGGTATCCAAGGATGATCTATTTTTCTAAACCTGTTTGTGTCTATATCATTACAATATTTTATGAACTCCCGGTACACTTCGGCTGCTATCGCTTTAGTTATGCCAAGGCAAACACCTTTCCTGCTCAAAATATCATGGATTGTCCCAGCCCTCTTGTTCGAGCCTTTAAACAGAGGCATGCTTTCAAAGTCCTGGACAAAACCCACCGGCCCTTGTATACGCGATTTCAGACCGTACTTCTTTAGGACATCACTCTCAAAATCAAAAATATGAGTAAGCCTGTCCCAACTTCGGTTATCAATGCTTTCAGTCCGTAGTGGGGTATATATGCAGGTCATTCTTGGTTCTCTTTCTCCAATTCCCTATACACCTTAATAGCATCTCTAATGATAGAGAATCTTTCCTCTATTTCCTTATTCATGTGATAAATAACCAGTATACCATTTCTAATATGATCCTGTAAATAGTCATAATTTACCAAACTTTGATTTATCATGGTTCAATCTCCATAGGTGTCAATCGGTAAATTTTATCTATAGTCCTTTCCCAAATATTTTGCAATAGGTTCACTCTTTGGGTGCCCCAGTACATATATGCACCAATTGGTTTTTCACTCCTGTACTTATTCACACCAGAAGCTAGTGTCATCTGCCTTCCTGCAAAATCATAAACAATGGAGTTATATGGATTCCCTGCTGTAAATAGACCAGCCTTTCTACAAGGAGATTTTTTTCTAAGCCTGAAATCTATGGCTGAGACGAAGAGGGGATCAGCCCCCGACCATGTACTATGCCCACCATCTGTATATCTATCAGGAATGGCCCCGTCACACCAGTCGTAATCCCCCGTGACTTCTGCGGCTACATCAATATCAAGGCTCGTTGTACAGCCCCAATAAATATTGTTCTTACTTGTCATATTACCATTGGCATCAATACCGAGGGTTTCACCATAGAATGTGTTGTTGTAAGCTGTGATTGCCGTGGCAGAGTTATTTTGGATGCCGTTAGCAGACACGAAGATATTTGCTTGAACTGCAATATTGGTTGATCCGGCGTCAATGTCTATACCGAAAGCCACTCCGTTAAACTTGCTCTGCTGAACTGTCAAGTAATCATAACCAGCAGTGTCAAAACAATCGGTTGCATATTTAGTTGTATCTATTTCAAAATTTTTCCATATAATCTGATGCCCATCAGAACCTGATGAATTTGGAGATATTTTACCACCTAAGTCAAAAAAGTTTTTTTGCCCATCAATAATATCATCACCTTCAACAGTTTCACTCCTTAGTAATTGTTTCCACGTTCCATAATAAGTAACGCTGGAATCTGTAGCATCTGTAAAAGCAATTCCCTGCCCGGTTGCATTAGATGTAGGGTCTTTCCATGATGTATATAAATAATCAGCATACCCACCAAGAGGGTATGGCTGATAAGTATATCCTGTAGGTGTAACAGTTATAAGATAGTGTGCTCCAATGTCTTTAAGAGTAGCACTCGTATATCCTATGGATGTAGAGTGTGTTACATAATATGGAACACTAACAGCACCGTATGTTCTGGTAATGGGTAAATTATTGTTTATTGGAGTTCCTCTATGCGAATGCCCAGCTATTGCCAGTTGTATATCCAACCCCGCTAAAACAGCTGCGGATATAAGAGCTTGAATATCTGCCCCACTTTGAGAATATTTAGATTGACTAAGGCATTCTCCTGCTTTAACGGTATTCTTTGGATCAGGACAAGAATAGTAATATGGTGAACAACTTGTTGTTTCAACTGCACTTAATATAGATATTGTTCCGATACCTGTAGTATCATTAAAGCTTAGTATTGTTCCCCAGCCGAATGTGGGAGATGCATCTACATTCCAGCTACCTGTTGTGTATGTCCAATATATATTTTCTCCGATATTAGTTTCTGCAATTCTCCCAGTTCCTGTTTCAGCTTGGAAACCAATAGTTGCTCCAGCGGTATCAGGCGGTGTATCAAATGTAAATGCCCCACCAAGTTGGGTATACATAGCAGACTCATTTAAAAATAAAGGAGGATTCCCAGGATACGCTGCATCGTAACTACCATGAGCAACAAGAATTACCTTTTTACTGTTTGCTATGGCTCTATTAAACTCAGCTTCAAGCCATGTCAATGTGTCATCGGTACAAGATAATAAATTCTCATCTGCATTCTCACTGTAATTAGAGTTATCAAACTGAATTATAGTAATATCTGGCCCTATATTAATTGCCCAATTTCTTTCCGGAATATGTGCCATTATTGCAGAATTAACATTAGCCCCATACTGATTTACCCTGTCTACAAATAGATTTACTTCTATGGTAGTAGCTCCTCCATAGGTGTAACTAACAGCAGGAGGCTCAGGAATGGGATCATGATTTCCAATCCCTAATAGGATAGGGTATTTAGGAGAAGCTGCAACACAACATGCCTGTAGGCTATCAACATCATCATTTGTTCCATAAGAGTGTATATTGTCCCCATCTGTTATCAAAATATCACAACTATTGACATTTGACCACTCTATATAATCGGTCATATCTTCGCATTTATCAATTTCTGCTGTAACCAGCGCGTGGGTTACTGAGTAATGAGGATCGCCAAGTAAACTTATCTTTATACTATCAGGATCAATTGGTGTTATCCCAGGATAATCAACAGCACTAATCTCTATATTATCAAAATAATATGTTGATGCTACCCTTTGTCCAAATGCTAATCCAAAATGACCCACAGCTAAACCACCTACAGTATATGCAGTGTCAGGATCAATATCACTTCCAGTTCCATCCCCTGTTCCCTGGTCTATATCATTAATTCTAAACCCATAAACACCACTTGTAACATCTCTAAAAATTTCTATTCTATATAAAGTATTAATAGCCAATGGGTGTGTACTAGTGATTGTAATAAAACTTGCGTTATCTAGATACATTTTTAGGCTTAGATATAGTCCCCCTCCAGATTCTAAAATGTTAAGAATCCAAGCCGGGTTTGTAGCCATAGCAGACTGGAACGCACCCCCTATCGCTTGGTATTGGGCTTCCCCTAGAGCTGGCAGAGAACCGAATATAACCTCTATTTTTATACCAGATATATTTAATGTTTCAGCCAATGCCGTAGTGATGTTAGCTTGCTGCCCAGTTGCAACAGTTGATTCATAGCATTGAAGTTTTTGGTTTGGCCATGCACCTGTTACAGCAGAATTGAGCTTGTCCCCATTACTTGTTCCAGTCACGACCTCTGTCCATGTATGGTCATATTCAGTACCCTCAAATGTCTCGTCAAAATAATGGGCCGCCCCCGCATTCCCCGCCCAGAGCAGCACAACCAAGAACAGTATCAGAATTATTTTTCGCATTTATCCTTTCCTTTCCGCGTCATCAACCACCAGAATATCAACCACATCAAACCGTAAGCCGCCAGACCTATCAGGGCGGCTAGGTACTGCAATCTACCAACCCCCTATATCTGTGGGTCTTTGTCTTCTTCATTATGCCCTGGATTGTAATCATATCTATCATCTGGTTTCACTAATATCTTTAGATCTGGCTTGTAATACTGCTTGCAATCATAACAAGGACCACACAAATCATCTATTCCACATTGGTATATTATAGGTCCCATATTTTTATGTACTGGATTCGGACAATTCATGCATTCTATCTCATACCCTTATATTCCAAACTGTAATGATTTCCATCTGCCTTACTAAATCTACCACCCCACGATCCTCCAATACTTTCCCAATACTTACCCAACTCCAAATGATCCTCAGTTTTATCCAAGTAAACCCCACCCATATATAAATGTATATCAATTGCCAACCCTAGTTTATGAAGACTATTCACTTTACCTACTGGACATTTTTCACACCGCTTTGCAAAGTCAAGAGCCACTTCATACCCAAGTTCATATACCCTCGTCTGTAACATGTGAAACATGCGCGAAAACTTACGCCTAAGATCACCCAACTCACTCATTATCTCAAGTCACCTATTTTATTTTCGCAGTGTTAGTAAGTAGTATATCAAGTTTACGGTGAGTATCAAGACTTGATTCTGTTATTCTCTCCAACTTAGCCTCAATACGTTCAAATCTGGTATCACCTTTTTTAAGGTTATCTGATATTTGGTTATGCTGTATTACACATGCTTCCTTAGTAGCTCTTTCTTCAAGTTGCTTTGTTATTTTGTCATTCCAACTCTTTATAAATAAATAGACAATACCTATCCCTGCTGCTCCACCTAAACTCTGCCATAGCATTTCACTCATTATTTATAACTCCACTCTGCTTCTATATATTTATGACCTGAAAAGTAAATAAACTACAGCATTTACAACCAACATAATTCCCACACCTATATAGACAAACTTTCTAACAGGTTCAAACTGCATATCAAAAAATTCCTTTGATACAAATGTTCCCTCCAGCTTATCCATCCTCTTCTGATACTCATTCATTTTATCAAGTCTGTGATTAAGCTCTTCTGACCTTTGTATTTTTTCCCTATCCGCCGTTTCTCTTGCCAGAGTAAGTGCTTTCTCCATTTCCAGTATCTTAGCATTCAGCAATACCTCAACCGTAGTTATACGAACTTTTAGTTCCTCTCTACAAATGTGGTCAGAACAAGGCAAGACAGTATTACTCCAACTTAACCACACATAAATCAGTTATGAATATTTCCTGGTGTCGCTGGAGGTGCTGCAAATCTTACACCAAATGGAGGAACAGTCTGCAATAAAGTATCATCACCCCAGTTAATACCAGATTTATCCCCATCATGAAGAGCCCTGACACCAACAAAGTATCTGCCCTTTACTCCTATTGTGACAGTGGATGAAATCGCTGCGGTTGTTGCTACAACTGCTGGATTCGTTTTATTAGGATCTGTTACAGCATTTGCCATAAGAACCTCATAAGTGACACCTGTAATAGGGTCACCATCAATATCCTTTGTAACAGCATCCCAACCCAAAGTAAATTGATTTGCATTCTTGAAGTCAATCTCAACTGCACTCGCTTCAACTGCAAACATGGCAATTATAATACTTACAGCAATAAACAAAAAATGTTTCATACTAAATTCTCCTTTTGCTATATTGTTATTAAGCAATCTCCAAAACTCTTAAATCCCCTCTCTCCCCAGACACCGAGTTGCAAAAATAAACATCAAGGTCTGGAGCTATAGGTATATTTATCATTGACCCTACAGGAATGGGCATACCATTGGAGTTACAGTCTGATCCACCCCACAACTGTTCCCCACTCGTATCCTCCGAATTATTGTACACTGTTAATACTTTCCTAGAATATCCTGAACTTAATTGAGAAGTGAATTTAGAAGGTGAGCCAAAAGTAGTAACTGGAGTTATCTTGAACTCCTTATCACCCTGAACCAACATACGAAGCAGATAAGCAATCTCTGACATTTTCCATCCCCCTTAAAAAAATAAAAAGATTAATAAACACAGGGATACTAACTGGAGTGTAAGAAAAAATCTCCTCTTTGTCAACATTTTTTATTACTCCACTTCTATAGCCCTACCATTAGCTTCATATTCCAATGTTCTACCAGCACCATACTGTATGAATCTGTTTGCCAATCCCTGTCCACTGTTATTTTCCACCGACATATTTTCCACCGATGCTAGAAGTTTTCCCGATAAATCTTGTACACCATCTCCATACTGTGTGTAATTGAAACCATTTGTAATTGTTTCCCCATTTTCAACCACTTTATCTCCAAACATAATTATTCTGTTTCCACTCACACTCTGACCACTAAACGTGATCTCCCCCTGTATACTTGTTGTCACTGCCACAGATCAGGCAAAACATCATCAGCCAAAATAGTTTTTTCATATCCTTGATAACCTTTTTTAGAATTTAAGTTGCCTTCCGCCCCCCAAATCGAGCTCAACCTTGGCACCCAGGCCCACCACTTTACGGGGTGAAGTCAGTTCAGGGGCAATGTACCCCAATTGGACAGTTTTGGTGCCAACATACCCCAGGTTGTCAGTTGCGGTTATAGTGAGCGTGTCGTACTGAAATTTTTTTACCGTCACATTATCCAAATCCCCAACAAAGGGAGAGGCACCAAAGGCCAGGGTAGAATTGGCCCTGGTCGCTACCACATCAATCGTGTGTGCCCCCTCAGTTATGACAAGGGGTTGAGACACCCCTCCAAACCCATACTGGCTCAACCATAAAGATCCTGTAGCACCGGCCCCCACAGGGTATGACACCCGATAGGTCTTGCCTATTTCGCTGGCAAAGGCATGGCTTAACCAGCAGTTTGTCGCTACCCCTGTATGTGATGCTTTTCCGTCGGCTATCGTCCAATCCGTACCCACTGACCATGAACCTGTACTTGCAAAGGCCCCGGCGCCGTATAAGAGGTCGGCACTTAAGGTACCCTGAGAAACAACAACTGGAAGGCTCCAGGATGTGAGGCCCGTAACTGAGCCGACAGATTGGAAAGTCGGGCCGGTTGCCACAACAGAAGCTATCGTCTTTACGCCATGCGCTGAGGCCGTTCCGCTCACTGTGATGTATTGAGTCGTACTGTCATGAGGGTCATCTGCCGGGGAGGTTATTGTGACCGTAGGGGGTCCTGCGTCTTCTACTGCGGCTGCAACGCTAAAGGCCAGAGTGGTAGAAGCTGTATTTTTATTCCCGTCCCCGTCCATGCTCCTGACATAATAAGTGCGGGACTCCCCACATGCCACAGATACGATGTTTGAGTGGGCAAGCTCACTAGTAGATGTAAAAGTATGAGGCAATAAATCATATGAAGTGTCAGCATCAACAGGCTGTGCGGGGCTGTCGAGGTCGTCTTCCCCGCTAAGACCATATTTAACAGTGGCATTCTCGTCTGTTGTAACCTGCATCGTCACGTTTAGCGGATCAGCTGTACAGGCCTGCTCCCCACTTGGAAGGGGGCTGGAAATAACAGGGGGTACTGGCTCATATATACCAGACAGCGTACTCCATAACCCTCCGGCTGAATCATATG